GATCAAGGGAACACCTGAGTGGAAAGGAGAATACCAAAGGGTTCCAAGTGAAAAGGTTGAGGGTGAGTTCAGAAATAAGTTGGTTTATGATGAGAAGGACAAGAAGGATTTTATGGAACTTGTATTTGGTCAATGGAATTATTTTGCAGATACAAGATCTTTGACCAAGGCGACCTTCAGTTTGGACATCCCTTGGAAAGCAATTAAGATCTTGTCATATAAAGAAGATATTATCTTTGATCCATTTAATGGAAGTGGAACCACTTGTTTGGCGGCGGAGAAACTCGGAAGAAAATGGATTGGATGTGAAATCAGTGAAAACTATTGTGAGGTGGCAAGAAAAAGAATTAAAGAATATCAGGCAGAAAGAAGCGCAGCCAAAACCTTATTTTGTGATGAAATTAAAACTGGAAGATTTTTGGACATATGATAAAGAGATATAATTATTACAACGAAGATCTGTATCGGATCGCAATAGACGAAGGGGTCAAGACCACTTCACAAGGGATTCTTTATTTCCCCACCGGCAAGTTCACGGGACGATCTCCCAAAGACAGATACTTCTGTGATGGAGAATATGTTGACAAGGTGATAGACAAATCGAGGGAAATCAACCAAATCATATCAAGGGAAACTTATTCCAAACTCAAGAATTCTTTGGAAGAACATATCAAGAATTCACCTGTGGAATATAAAACCTCAAGGGTAGTTTGTTATCATAAGAAGTTTCATACTTTGGTTGACCTTCATACCACCCATGCATGGGCGAACATATTCTTCAATAATATGACCATCAATGCAATGGGGATACAAGCGGAAGGTGGAGGATTTTTTACCAAGTGGAAGGTTCTTCACGGACCGGAGTTTGTTCCCCAAGAAACATATGAGGATCTTAAAAATCCAAACTTTGTCATCATAGATTTTGAGGACAAAACCATCATTATCGGTGGAACCAGTTATACCGGTGAGATAAAGAAAAGCATCTTTACCGTTTTAAATACTATCTTTATTGATCACGGAGTTCTTCCGATGCATTGTTCGGCAAATGCAAACTCCAAAAATGGAAAAGGGGTAAATCTATTTTTTGGATTGTCGGGAACAGGGAAGACAACCTTATCTTCGGATCCGAATAAGTTCTTTATCGGAGACGATGAACACGGATGGTTTGAAGATCATATCTTCAATTTTGAGGGAGGATGTTACGCAAAACTTATTAACCTCAAGAAAGAAAACGAACCAATCATTTGGGACTCCATTCATTCTCCTGATAGATTTAATCATACCAACTGTTCTTTGATGGAGAATATCGTTGTGGACGATGAGAATAATCCCGATTTTTCGGATTCATCAATTACGGAGAACATCAGGGCATCATATTCGTTGGGACAACTCCCTGAAGAGTTTATGGTAGATGATTTGGGACTTGGAAAGAGTGTCAAAAATATCTTCTTCTTATCTTTTGATGCGTTTGGTGTATTACCTCCGATTTCAAAACTTGATTTGGAAGACGCAGCAAGATTCTTCAAGATGGGATATACTTCCAAAGTGGCGGGAACAGAGGTGGGTGTGACCGAACCAACGGTGGTCTTTTCTACTTGTTTCGGATCACCCTTTTTACCAAGAAAAGTGGATGATTATGTGGATTTATTCAAAGAGAAAGTCCAAAAGTCGGGGTGTAATGTATGGTTGGTGAATACAGGGTTTGATGAAAATCTCAAAAGATATCCGATTGATATAACACGAAAAGTTATTAATGGTGTGATTGACGGAAAGTATTCAGAGAAAACATTTGACTATCACGGACTCAAAATTCCCAACAGGATATTGGATCTTGATTTGATCACCCTCAAACCCGATATTGAGGAAGAAAGGATTGAGAAATTATTTGAACTTTTGGATCAACATTAACCCCTCTTTATGAGGGGTTTTTTTATGTTTTGATGTATTTATATTAAAACTATTTTATTATGGGAAGAATTACAACAGACGAAAATGAAAAACAAAGAATTTTGAATCTTCATTTGGAAGCGACCAAAAGACATTATTTGAAAGAAGATGACGGAAAATTACCACAATCAACGTTGTCAAATGCAACTATAGAAGAAGGTGATGAGGTTTATATTATTGATGGTAAGTATACAATCGATGCTGCGGATGATGGAGTGAGTGTTGCAGGTGTATCTGATTTGAGAGGTAAACAATTTACCAAAAATGACACCATAAAAATACCGGTGGGTAAAAGATTGTATTTTGGAAATCCAAAACGAGTAGGTCTCGTTGCTTTGGGAGAAAAAGATGGTTCGATATATGTTCACAAACCAAAAGATTGAATATGAAATTTCAGATTACCGAGTCAGAAAAAAAAAGGATCAAAGATTTATATCAGATCAACGAGTTTAATTGGTTGACATATTTTTTTGATTTGTTAGATGCTGACAGACCCGACGATCAAGAAGAATCCCCTGCAGAATCCGACCCGAGTGATGAAAAACAAAAAATATCAAATTATAATCCCAAAAATATAATTGAACATATAAAAAAATATGAGGAGTTTGTCGGGTTCACATATGATGATGCAATATACCCACCCAAAAAAGTAAAAAAAGGTGAAACTTGTAAAGGTACCTGCACCATAGGTTATGGGACAACAGATAAGAATAAAGCAAGACCAGGTGACACAGTAAGCGAACAACAAGCATCGAGATGGTTACAGGAGGTTGTAAATAATACGTGTATACCCTGCATAGAAAGATGGCAAAAAAGAAATAATGTAAAAATCAACAAACCAATATTTGATGCACTGATCGATGTCGTCTATAACAAGGGATGTGGTGGTTTTACAACATCACCAATTGCTGAAAAACTCGAGAAAAATGATATCAAGGGTGCAGGACAACAACTATTAAAATGGCAAAAGTGGGGAAATGAGAAAAGAAGAGAGGCGGTATATAACAATTTCTACAAAAAAGGAATAAAATGAAAAAAGTAATTAACGAGGGTGGTATTAGAGATATAAACGCATTATCCAAAAGATATCCGAAAGCAAAGATTTATTTTCACCAAGATTTGGATGGTGTGACATCAGCCCTCGGAATGAAGGAATATTTGGAATCCAATGGAATTAAAGTTGTTGACGCGGAAATCATTCAATATGGGGACAAGGAATTTTCAATTAAGAAGTTAGATGCTGAGGGTGATATTATGCCAGTTTTAGTTGATTTTGCTCACGGAAAACCGATGTTCAAAATTCATACCGACCACCACGACAGACAAGCCGGAGCAGAGGATACCAAATCCAAATCATTCAGATCCGCAAGATCAAACATCGAAACAATATCACAAGTTCTGTCACCCAAAGATATATTTCCATCTGATGACATAAAGTTAATCTCCACCGTTGATTCTGCCAACTTCAAACCCTACGGAATTAAACCCCGTGACGTTATGAATTATATCCTTAAATTAGATAAGGAGGGAACTTTGGAAAAGAACAAGATGGCTCTTGGGTTGTTGACCAACAAACTTCTTTTGGCGTATAAAAACAAACCAAACTTTATGGAGGAATTGGTTATGACTTCTTCACCTTCTTTGATGAATATCTATCAGAACATCAAAAAAATTGCAAAGGAAAGAAGGTTTGCTTCACCCGAAGAAATGGCTCAAAACCAAGAAACATATATCAAATCTCAAAAAGAATCACCCAACGTCGTTTTTGAAGATGGAATCATAAAACAATATGGTGGTGGTTCATTATTCAAACCAGGTTCTTATGACAGATATACACCATTTGAAAACTATCCCGATGCAAATTTCTTAATTATTGCTTGGCCTTTGGGATTGGTTCAGGCAAGTTGTAATCCATTTAAAGAAGACAGAGCTCTCAAAGGTATTGACTTGGGTGAAATTAAAGATGAGATCCTCGAAGAAAACAAGGGTTGGATGAAAAAGGAAATGGTTCCTCTCTCAACTCTAAAATGGATCTCTGAAACATCTGTTGGTCCCGAAAGTGTTGGTTTTACATCTTCCGACTTGAAAGCGTTTTATATGGACAAAGTTCAAGCGGGGAACGAAGAATATCTTTCAAGATTGGATCAAATTATGGATAAAAAGTTCTCTGAACTAAATGAAGATGAACTTACAATATTAGATAGTTTTGCAATTCCATTTTATGACTTGGTGGTGGAAAACTCTGGAGGTCACAAATGTATAACTAATCTTTCAGGTCTGAATTATTTGAGAAGATCCAAGAGACCACCACAAGGTGATTATAAAAGAGAGCCAGGGACGGAAGCCAAGTTCGTTCAAGGGGTGAAATTCTTTCAAGATCAGTTCTTTGAAAAACTGAAAGGTAGAATTCAAGGGGTTGAGACGGAATCGGAATAAATGACAAAAGGATCACCTTCTTTAATATTGTGATCCTGACAATAACCACCCGGTAGTTCCAAGACGATATTTCCAACTCCTGTGTATGATTCACATTGATCAGAATTACAGGGGGGACAATCGTGATGTATTTTATTTACAACGTTATTTTTGATGAAAATTATATCCAATGGAATGATACAATTTTTCATCCAAAAACTATGAGATTTTCCATTCATCAGGAATACCATTGAATCAAAACCTTCAAATGTTTTATCCATCATACCATTCTCAATTTGATCTGGTGTTGCACAAATCTTTGAGTTTAGTATATTATTTTTTATTTTGGTTTTTACAATCATAACTTTTTAATTACGTCTAAAAATAAACCTACCAACATTTATCATACTTCTAATTTCTTCATTTGTATATTTTTCTGATAGGTATTTGTTCAAATGCAAACTACCATCAACAGATTTGAGATTTTCAAGGGTTTTAATTTTTGTTTCTCTCACATCCAAACTACTACCAACAGATTGAAGTTTTGGAAGGGATTTGATTTGTGTTCCTCTCAAACTTAAATAACCAACAACCGATTGAAGATTATCAAGGGATTCGATTGGCGTTCCTTTCAATTCTAAATAACCACCAACCGATTGAAGATTTCCAAGAAATTTAATTTTTGTCCTTTCCAAATCTAAAAAACCCGTAATCGAAACAAGTCCTTCAAGCCAAGTTAAATCACCATCATAGCCACCCAAATTTAATTTATCATCCAACGACCATCTTTTGATGTTCTTTTTTTGGATGAAGTTTTTTAGACCTTCAATTCCATCAGGGAAAAAAGAAAGACTTGGTATTGCCAATACCTCTTCGGTTTCCTCTTTTAATATTTGTTTAATAAGTGATCTCATTTCCAATAAATACCCAACTCTTGATTAATTGAATTTATATTGTTAGGTTTAAGGACAGAACTTTTAATTATGAGAAGATCGTCAGGAATTTTACATAAATATAAGGATAAAGTTCTCCTTTGTAAAAGGAGTGAAGAATCAGAAACACTTGGTAAGTTTTGGTCAATACCTGGTGGTGGTTGGAAGAAAAACGAATCTTCACAAGCTGCGGCTTTGAGAGAATTCTATGAAGAAACGAATATAAATATATCGGACCCACTCATTTATGTTGGAACATCGGTTCACAAAAATGAGGATGGATCGGGTAGTAAGTTGGACGTTTTTATGGTTGAAGCCTCAGAAATGATTTCACCCGAGTTAGAAAATGCAAAAGATGGATTTGAGCATTCTGAATGTGGTTATTTTGAAATTGATAAATTACCCTCTCCTATGCCAAGAGATCTTATTAACATTATAAAAAAAATTAATTAATCAAAAAAAATGGCAGTTAAAAAAGGAGACAAAATCCAAGTTCATTATAAGGGAACTTTGGTTGAAACAGGAATGGAGTTTGACAACTCATATGAAAGGGGTGAGACCTTGAATTTTGAGGTAGGTCTTGGACAGATGATTAAAGGTTTTGAAGATGCGGTTTATGATATGGAAATCGGACAAATCAAAGAGATTCAAATTCCGGCTTCAGAAGCATATGGTGATCATATGGAAGAGGCAATTCAAAATGTCCCACGATCCAACTTCCCACCCGACTTTGAGGTGAATATCGGATCTATGGTTCAGGGTCAGAATCAGATGGGTCAACCCATCCAAGCTCTTGTTGTTGAAGAAAACGAACAAGGAATTGTGTTGGATTTCAATCACCCTTTGGCAGGAAAAGATTTGAATTTCTCTATTGAACTTGTTGGAATTGAATGAAAATAATAAACTATTAAAATCAAAACTATGGAAATTAAAAGAAGATTGGTTGAAGCCTTGAGAAGTAAATATCGGGCGGATATGGAACTCGCATCTGCGGCACTTCAGGTGTATCTTGAACGACCGGCAGGAATTGGTGAACATCCACAAATTTTGGATGAGATGGATAAACTTGTTGAATCTTATGCCAACGCAAAGGATAAACTCGATTCGTTGTTATTCATTAATTGATTTGCCATGAATACCTTAAATAAAGAAACTCTCAATAAAGTATGGACCATCACCAAGAGGATTGTCAACTATATCTTTCTTTTGATCGTTCTCGGAACAGGATTTTACATCGGAAAAACCTATGTGGAATACATCCCTGAAGAGAAAAATAACCAACCCGTCACTTTGGATAATGTATCAATCGCCGTTGACGAGAAGAACCATATATTTATAATAGATAAACACACAGGAGAATACCAAGTATTTTCCGACTCCGTTGGCATCACAATCTTCAAGATGTATGCCGGTAAAATCTATAACTCACAACCGAAGTAATGTATAAAGTAAAATTCGTCACCGTCACCATCATATTTTTTATCGCTTATGTGATATACCAAAATCAATCACAACAAGAAGATATAACCCCAACTTATGTGGAGACGGGAACGGTTTTACCTACCAATGAACCCCCCTGTATTCAGATGTATTATTATATAGAACAATATTCCAAACAATACAATATACCAAGAAAATATGCATATGGAATTGCTTACAAAGAAACTGGATACAGGGGACCCTTTCATTGGAAATACAATCACAAACAAGTGAGTTTCGCAGGTGCGATGGGTCCGATGCAGATCATGCCCTCCACCGCAAAAAGTGTAAACGGATATTATGTATCCAACGAAAAACTTACCTCCGATATTAAATTCAATGTCGAAACTTCAATGAAGTTGTTACAAAAGTTGAAAAACAAATATGGGAGTTGGGAAGTTGCTTTTGGTGTTTATAACACCGGCCGTCCGATGGTAAATCAATATGCTATGGACGTTTATCGGTTTGAACCGAATTGGTAATTTAATCAGAAACAATAATTTTTTTAAAAACATATGAAAGTAAAATTGGAATACATTTGGTTGGATGGTTATGAACCAGAACCAAACCTAAGAAGTAAAGTTAAAGTTGTTGATGCAAAGAGACAACAAGGAGTTGATAGAGATGTTTTTGGTATTGAACTTAAAGATTGTCCTGAATGGTCTTTTGATGGATCGTCCACCAATCAAGCAGAGGGACACTTCTCTGATTGTGTCCTTAAACCCGTTTCCCTTTATCCCAACCCACTAAACAAAGGAGTTATACCATCCTACTTTGTGATGTGTGAAGTTTATCTTCCCGACGGTACACCTCATCCTTCAAATACGAGATCATCTATTGAAACAGAGGATGAAGACCTTTGGTTCGGTTTTGAACAAGAATATACTCTTGTAAAGGACGGAAGACCGTTGGGTTTCCCAAACAATGGTTATCCCGCCCCACAAGGAAAATACTACTGTGGTGTAGGTAATGGACAGGTCAACGGAAGAACTTTTGTTGATGAGCATTTGGAGATGTGTATATACGCAGGGATTGATATTACAGGAACCAACGCTGAGGTGATGCTCGGACAATGGGAATATCAGGTCTTCAGTAAGGGGAAGAAAAAAGCTGGTGATGATCTTTGGATCACACGATATATTTTGGAACAGATGTCCGAGAACTACGGATTTAAAATTGAATTCCACCCCAAACCTGTTCAAGGTGATTGGAATGGATCGGGACTTCACTGTAACTTCTCAAACAAGAGGATGAGAGAAAATGGTAGTAAGGAATATTTCGATGGAATCTTCAAACAATTTGAGGACAGACACTGGTTACATATTGAAAACTATGGATCAGACAACAACCTTCGTTTGACAGGAAAACACGAAACACAACATATCTCCAAATTCAGTTGGGGTGTATCAAATCGTGGAGCGTCAATCAGAGTTCCATTGAATACTACACATAATAATTGGGCGAGTGGGTATTTGGAAGATCGTAGACCTGCTTCTCACGCTGATCCGTACAAGATTGTGAAAGTAATTTCAGATTCTTTGGATTTAGTTGAAGTTTGAGCTTGACAAACCAAAAAAAAGTTTATACATTTGTAATCCAAACCGAACGAGGTTAGGGTTTTTTCACGAAAACGATATATTTATATATCACAGAAAAAAAATAGGGGATTTCACTTGACAAAACGAAAATTAAGTTGTAGTTTTGTCCTCTGAAATTAGAGTTCTTTGATTAAAACCTTTTATTGATGGTTTAAACGGTTGGCGGCTTAGCGTCGTTAGATAACCCCGGCGACGGGAATAAAGGGTCGGAATTCAGATCTAGCAATCTGATTATATGACCGCAGAACATTAGGTGTTCTGACAACTAAGCAAATTACCTACGATAGAAACCCTAAGGGCAACTGCTAAGGGGGTTCTATTATCCTGAGTCCGTGGAATATCAGGGTTGAGGTGGTGACACCAATAGGAAAAGGTAAAGATGACGGTTCGAAACAACCTGCCAGTTGTTTGAGGGCTGAGCATCAGTCTGAGGGGCATCCGATGGAAAATTAATCCGACGTTGTCCTGAAAGGCCGTGAGTGGGCAGACTCACAGAGAGTAGTGTGGTATTCCGTGTTCAAAAGATATGGAGTCACACCGACAGCACTACTTTCCATTTCCACATTTGCTAATTTAATACTTAAATTAAGCAAAAGTCTGTCGGCGTTGTAAACGAAAGGTGTCTAAAACTTCAGACCGTGAGGTTAATGAAGTCTCAGATAAGACCGCAAGTCTTTCTGAGTTGATTGTGAAAGTTCTAGTAGGTCGGCCAACCTTTAGTGAGTGAAAACTCAATAGAAACGAGTATCAGTCGAGTGGTTTACAACGATACGAGTGGTTACCGATAGTAACCGACACTGATCTGATATCACGGGCAATCGTGATGGACAAGTTGGCAACCTGTCGTGGGGTACACCAACGAAAGACAGATCACTCAAGCGTGTAGTCTCAGCGCAAACTTAAAGAATCCCCTTACCTTAACCGTAGTTGGTTAAGGTTTTTTTTGCCCTATTGACTCAAAACAAAAAAAGTTGTATATTTATTTATAGTTAATACATTTTATGAAATGAATAATTTAACTGACGAAGATGAAGACCTCTCCTACATTTGGGGTGGTGGTAAGAAAATTAAAAAACCCAAGAAAAATCAAAAACCGACTGATGGATTTTGGGAAGATGAGTATTACGAATCGGATCAGAAGAAAGGAAGAGGTAAAAAAAAGTTTTGAAGTTTGAGTAAAATAGCTTATCTTTGTATCAAACGAAGATAAGATGACTCAAAAACAAATCTCCATCCTCCATCCTAAACACGGATCAATCTTGAGTGAGTCGTTTGTTGACGATGTTCAATTCAAACTTTTCCTCAAGTCCGTCAACGGATGTTTGTCCTTGAAACGAGATCTGACGTTCTACGATGGTAACCACTTCCTCATACACATCCCGTATGTTGTATTGAAGTCTTCAATCGTTACAACAAAAGTTGAGACAATCACACCTGGAAAGGTTTTGATTGAATCGGCTTTGGAAAAGAGCCACTGAGCGTAGGACCAAGGTGGAGTGCCTTAATCGGCCCTAAAGTCCAGAGAAATCTGGACTTTTTCTTTTTATGATATATTTATAGTCAAATGATTTAAAAATGGCAAAATTCGTTATTACCCAAAAACAACTCGATCATATAGTTGAAAACGTTAAGAAAGATAAGTTGAATGAAGATTCAGATGGTAGTTACATGGCAAAACAACAATTGTTTGTCATTGCAACCATGGCTTATAAGATGTGGGAGATGTTGGACGACAACGCACAACTTGAGGATTGGATGGAAAGTAAAATTGCTCAGTGTGAACAAAGTGTAAGTTCTGTAGTTAAGGCATATTTGTATGACGAATTTGATGCTGAATTAAAGGGAATGGACACTTTGAGTTATGATGATTTGGTAATTGGAAAATAATCAAAAGATTTAGAAATAAATCGACCTCAAACGGTCGATTTTTTTTTGTTTAAACATTTGATAAGGTCCTGATATTTGAGTATAATTAGAGGTAATTTATAAATTGATGATTAATTTCGCAGACATTATTGTTGATCTTCAGGCGGGTGACACAGGTAAAGGGAAAGTGGCTCATGCACTTGCAAAAACAAACGACTATACACACGTTATTAGGTATAACGGAGGGGGAAATGCTGGTCATACCGTCTATCACAATGGAGAAAAGGTAGTAACCCATTTCATACCAGTTGGGGTTCTTTATAACATCCCTTCCATTATTGGACCAGGATGTGTCGTTGATCCAATCAAATTGGAGATGGAACTCGATGATTTAACAAAGGTAAATCCAAGAGTTAGAGAATTTCTTTTTATTGATCGTGGAGTCCATATTATAACAGAACAACACAAAGAAGAGGATGGTAAAGATTCTAAAATCGGAACAACCAAAACAGGAAATGGTCCGGCTTATGTGGATAAGTACAATAGAAGTGGAATCAGATATGAAAATTATGTAACAAATAACAATCCTTCCAACAACTACCTTTGTGATATTTATGATATTTTATTTTCTCAAGAGAATGTCAAAATTCTTTTCGAGGGTGCTCAGGGTTTTGAGTTGGATATTGATTGGGGGGATTATCCGTTTGTCACATCTTCTCATTGTACCGCAGGAAGTGCTTGTTTGAATGGTGTATCACCCAAATACATCAGAGACATTTATGGTATTTCAAAAGCATATGTTACTTATGTAGGAGCAAAAGAATTCGAGGGTGGTCTTGATATTTTTCAGAAAATCAGAGAAGTTGGGAATGAATATGGTGCCACTACGGGAAGACCTAGACAAGTTAATTGGTTGAACATGGACACCCTAATTAAAGGATCCAATATTAACGGAGTAACAAAATTAATTATCAATAAAATTGATGTTCTCGAAAAAATTAATTATTATTGTTTGATTTATTTGAATGAAGAAATAATTTTTGACAGCAAATTGGAATTTAAAAACTTCATCTATCAAAAAATTGTTGAAGAATGTCCTTTAATTCAAGAAGTAATTTTTAGCTATACACCTTACGAAATATGAAATGGAATTTAGTAATCAACCAGTTTAACAGATCGGACGAGGAATTTTACCTACTTCCGTGGATCAAGTTTTTTAACATTATGAACTTTCAAACTGAGGAGGGATATGAATCTCCTTTGGTAGGATTTGAATTTGGGATTTTCAAATTTTATTATACCTTTGCAATTCAAAAAAGATATCAGGATTTTTGATATTGATTTATCAATACTAAATTTTACTATTAATAATAAAAACATATGAATCGTTTTATTTCTTTTCTTGTCCTGATGTTCATGGGGACTTTTGTGTATTCACAAAAAAACACACCTTTTGGATGTATAACCTTTGGAGAAAATAAAAACATTTTACCGATGGGTAGGTTGAAATCCAAATCAACCAATACACCCAAAGAAATCAGGTTGGTGTTTCACGTTTGTTATACTGACGCAATTCCATTGAGTGA